CATACCTCGCCTTGATGATGCGGGTAGACGCCAAGCAGGGATGCGAATCCTGCCAAGCGCCACGCATCGTCTCGACGGGGTAGCCAAGACGAGTCCAGTGCCTCAAGAGGGGAGTTGGCCACCGCCAAGTCCACCTCCGAGGCGTCAGACTCAACCGCGGACCGAGCGGCGCGGCACGTCCAGAAGCGGGGGCACTGACCACATAAGCGCGGAGCGGGACACCGCGTAAGAGGGAAACGCCAAACGATAGAAGGTCGCGCGAGGCGCGATCGTAAATCGTCTCCCACCCTGACGCCGGGCGGACGTCCGAGGACGTCACCGGCCACGCTCTCTTAACGCCTTGCTCCACAAGTTCGGGCTTGTGGACGGCCGCGATCCTAAACCACCGCTTCCGGAAGAGGCGACGGACAAGACCCGCAGGCGCTGAACCCGGGTCGACCCCTTTGCGGGCGATCTGGAACCTGAGTTCCGCGATCGCCCACATCAGGGTCGACCTCTTCAGGCCTGCGAACCCCGTCGCCAAAGCGGTGAGAACGCACCCAGGACGCGAGTTGTTGCGAAGCGCGGACAGAACTGGTTTGGGCACAAACGCGCCTTTGACGACGTCGAATGACTTGGAGTTCAGCTCAAGCCACTCAGACGACAGACCAGTCTTGTCCTCGTTCACAACCATGCCGAAAGTCCCGACAACGTCACGCCAGGCTGCGAAGAACCGAGGATCTCCGCAGAAGGCACAATCGTCGCCGTTAAAAACGGCCGCCCGGGGTGAGTAGTCACCCGTAGCACGCCGGCGAAGGTCGCAAGATATCTCCCAGCATGCCCTGTTGATGAGACAGAGCAGGCTGAAAGACAACTTGCTACCCATCATGAGACCCCGACGGATCTCATGTCGACGACCGCTCTTGGAGACCCAAAAGCGCCCGTCACAAGCCAAGGTGCCACGGATGGCCCACCGCTCCTCCTCCGTCAGATGCGGGGACTCGCAAAGGAGATCCCCAAGGGCCTTCCCGAGAGAGAGGGAGATGTTGTCAGTGGCGGACGCAAAGTCGCCACTGATGTACACCTCGCCTTCCCTAAGGTCCTTGAGCACCGGCTCCAGGTGGTCACTCGACAACTCGCCCCTCACCAGCCACGACTTCCTCGAGAGGAAATCGTACAGGTGAGTGTTGACAGGTTCTAGAACCTGCTTCACACGGGCGGACTGCATAGTGACCACTCGAAACTTCCCCTTGGTCTTCGCCACCCCTCGACGTAGGTCGAAGGGGCGGGGAGAATCAAAGGGAGCCGCCAGAGTGCCCCCCATCTTCCGCGTCCACTCGAGGCAACCGTTCTGATCGGGAACGATTGATGAGGCCCTCGAGTGGCTCAACCCTCTCCCCCAGCCCGGTCCCAGAAGGCGACGAACCTTCTGGACGAGAACCCGGGTCGGATCCTTGGACCAACTCGCTAGGTCCAGGTTGCCGGAAGGCTGGCCAACAACGTTGGCCCACTTCCGTCGGGCAGCCTCCGCGATCGCCGGATCGCAAACAAGGCACGACTCGTCGAAGAACCGATGGCAGCTCTTCAACATCTGACTCGCAGAACGACGGTCAGGATCGGACAACGCCTTGTCTACAACGGAGCGAACGTGCTCCAACTGTGCTCTTAAGGAAGAGCAGTTGTGTCCGTCAAAGACGACAGGAAATGGAA